ATGGCAAAATCAGAAGTCAGGGGACTATATGACGACAGGCGCAAGCTGAAATTCCTGAAAGAGCTTGCGATCAGCTCGCACGTGGCCAATTCGGCGGAAGCCGCCGGTGTTGCGGTATCGACCGTCTATCTGTGGCGCGAACGCGATCCGGATTTCTTCCGGGCATGGATGCGCTCGCTGGCCGCCGGTTATGAGCTACTCGAAATGGATTTGCTCGAGCGGGCGCGCAATGGCGTTGAGAAACCGGTTTTCCACGACGGCAAGGAGGTCGCTACCGTAAAGCATTATAATGACGGGCTTGGCATCAAATTGTTGCTGGCGCACAAGCAGATGGTGGCGCTGATCCGCGCGGCGGAGGAGGATATCAGCCCCGAGCAGGTGCGCGCCAGCCTCGACCGGAAACTGGCAGATATGCGAACCAAGCTGCTCAGGCGGGAGAAGCAGACAAAGCCGCCGGCCGTCGATAATGATGAATGATGGCAATGGCGCGGAATTTTTTGCCCAGTTGCAGCCGCGGCATCACAAGGCGCTTTTCTCATCGCTGAGCGATCAAGAGCAGCGAGCCATTCTCTACCACTGGAATTTCTGGGCGCGACCCGAGCAACTGCCACCGGAGGGCGACTGGTCGGTCTGGCTGATCATGGCCGGGCGCGGTTTTGGCAAGACCCGGGCCGGGGCGGAATGGGTGCGCGGCATTGCCGAAAGCGATGGCAGCGCCCGTTTCGCTCTGGTCGGTGCCAATTATGCTGAAACCCGCACGGTGATGGTCGAGGGGGAAAGTGGTCTGCTGTCGATTGCGCCGCCAAAGCAGCGTCCGGTCTGGGAACCGTCGCTGAAGCGGCTCACCTGGGAGAATGGTGCGCAGGCGCATCTCTATTCGGCAGCGGAGCCGGAGGGTTTGCGCGGTCCCCAGCATAGCCATGCGTGGTGCGACGAGATCGCCAAATGGATGAACAATGCCGGGCAGGCGGAAGCGGCCTGGGACAATCTGAAAATGGGTCTGCGCGTCGGTTTCCGTCCGCAGTTGGTGGCGACGACGACGCCGCGTCCGGTGGCGATTGTACGGGCGCTGGTGAATGCGGACGGAGTGGCGATCACCCGGGGCCGGACGCAGGATAATGATCTGCATCTGCCGGTTGCCTTTCTGACCGCGATGGCGGCGGATTATGGCGGGACACGGCTGGGGCGGCAGGAACTGGACGGGGAGTTGATCGAGGAGCTGGAAGGGGCGCTGTGGACCAGGGCGATGATTGAGGGGTGCCGGGTTGGTGCTGGTTTTGGTGCCGTTCGTGTCGAGCGAAGTCTAGGCACTGGGGATAGACCGAGCCGGTCTCTCGACTTCGCTCGAGACGAACGGGGGGCTGGTCTTGTGCGCGTCGTCATTGGTGTTGATCCGCCAGCCTCCGCAAACGGAGACGCTTGCGGGATTATTGTTGCGGGACTGGGCGGTGATGGCAAAGCCTATGTGCTGGCCGATTGCAGCGTCGAAAAGGCCAGCCCGGAAACCTGGGCGCGGGCGGCAGCGCGAGCCGCGGATACATGGGAAGCGGACCGCGTCATTGCCGAAGCCAATCAGGGCGGGGCGATGGTGAAATCGGTGCTGCATGCAGCGAAGATTTCGCTGCCGGTGAAGCTGGTCCATGCTGCGCGCGGCAAGGTTGCCAGGGCGGAACCGGTGGCGGCGCTGTATGAAAATGACCGGGTGCATCATGTGGGTGCGTTCCCGCAGCTCGAGGACGAGCTGTGCGGCTTGCTGATCGGTGGCGGTTATGCAGGGCCGGGGCGATCGCCGGACCGGGCGGATGCGCTGGTCTGGGCGTTGACGGAGTTGATGCTGGGGAAGGAACGGGTGCCGCGGGTGCGGTGATGGTGCCCCTGCGAAGGCAGGGGTCCATCTCGAGAAGGTTCGTCATTCGCAATGGTATTGGTTTGCGCCAAGTGTTGAGACACGCGCACTCAAATTCCGGTGCGGTTTTAACATAATGCAGGAGATGGGCCCCTGCCTGCGCAGGGGCACTGGAGAAAAAACATGACATTCTGGGAAAATATTGCGCTCGCCTTCAAGGGCGGGGGTGGATCGTTGCGGCCGCCGCTTGGGCGCAGCTATATCGGCACTTATGGTGGCGCGGCTCTTTCCGGGGACGCGCCCTTTTCTTATGAGGGGCGGGTGCGGGAGGCCTATGTCGAGAATGCGATTGCGCAGCGGGCGGTGCGGATTGTGGCCGAAGCGGTGGGGGGTGCGCCGTTGGTGCCGTCTGAAGAACCGGTCGTCGGGCTGGTGCAGACGATCAGCGCGGGCCAGTCTTTGTTGGAAACGATCGCGGCGCATCTGCTGCTGCATGGCAATAGCTATGTCCAGGTGATGGCGGGCGGCGACGGCCAGCCGGATGAGCTTTATGCGTTGCGGCCCGACCGGGTGACGATCGAGCCGGATGGCAAGGGCTGGCCGGTCGCTTATATTTACCGGGCTGGCGAGCATGTGACGCGCTTTGCGGCGCAGGATGCGATGGGCCGGGCGGCGATCATTCATCTGAAGGCCTTTCATCCGACCGATGACCATTATGGTCTTGGCTGTCTGGGCGCGGCGGCGAAGGCGGTGGCGGTGCATAATGCGGCGGCCAAGTGGAACAAGGCGATCCTGGACAATGCGGCGCGGCCGTCGGGGGCTTTGGTCTATGATCCGGGCGTCGAGGGATCGGCGCTGACCGGGGAACAGTTTGACCGGCTGAAGGCCGAGATGGAAGCGAGCTTTGCCGGGTCGGGCAATGCCGGGCGGCCGATGCTGCTCGAGGGCGGATTGAAGTGGCAATCGATGAGCATGAGCCCGGCGGACATGGATTTTGTTGCGCTGAAGGAGGCGGCGGCGCGGGAGATTGCCTTGGCCTTTGGCGTGCCGCCGATGCTGCTCGGGCTGCCCGGTGACAATAGCTATGCCAATTATCGCGAGGCCAACCGGGCGCTGTGGCGGCTGACGATCCTGCCGCTGGCGGGGAAGATATTGGATGGCCTGGCGGATGCGTTGGGTGCGTGGTGGCCGAATCTCGTACTGGCGGTGGACCGCGACCAGATCCCGGCTTTGTCGGAGGATCGCGAGCGCTTGTGGAAGCAGGTGTGCGAGGCGGATTTTCTGACGCCGGAAGAGAAACGGGCGATGCTGGGGGTGTGATGGGTGTGCCCCTGCGTAGGGCTCAGACTTCAGGAAGCTTCCCCAAAGCTTCCTGAAGTCTGAGCGGTCCATCTCGTGCCAGTGCGGTTGAACGGAATGCAGGAGATGGGCTCCTGCCTTCGCAGGAGCACAGTGCCCAACAAGGACATGATATGAACAATGACGAAATGCTCGCCCGCCTGATGGCGCAGGCGGAAGGTGATGGGGCTGACCTTGTGACGCTGCGGGCGATTGTCGAGGAGGCGACGGACAGCGGTGCGGCGCGGGTGCTCGACCGGCTGGGGCTGGCCGATCCGGGGGCGGAGGACGATATTGACGAATTGCGCGAGCTGCTCCGTGCCTGGCGTGATGCCAAGGCGAGCGCGTGGAAGGCGGCGATCCGCTGGGTTGTGCGCGGGCTGCTGGCGCTGCTCTTGGTCGGGATTGCGATGCGGCTGGGGCTGGGGGATCTGGTGACGTGAGGGAGGTGGAGAAATCCGTTTGTGCTGAGCCTGTCGAAGCACCTCTGTCGGCGAAGCGCCCTTCGACAAGCTCAGGGCTAACGGAATACCCGAATACCCTCCGCTTTGCCGGATATGCGGCGATCTTTGACCGGATCGACAAGGGCGGGGATATTATTCGGCGCGGGGCCTTTGGAGCGTTCCCCGAAGGAAAGGCGCTGCCGCTGTTGTGGCAGCATGATCCGATGCGACGGATTGGCCGGGTCGATTATGTGCGCGAGGACCGGCGCGGATTACGGGTGATCGGGACTATCTCGACCGCGACCATGGCCGGGCGTGAGGCTGCGGTCATGCTGTCTAGCGCGTCGGTCAAGGGGCTCAGTTTTGGCTATCGGGTGAAGCAGGCGACGGGCATAAATCCGCGTGAATTGCTGGATCTGGATGTTGCCGAGATTTCGCTGGTCAGCTTCCCGATGCAGGACTTGGCGCGCGTTCATCTGGTTCAGCAAAACTAATTTTTTCGCGCGAAGTCGCGAAGTCACGAAGTGCACACTCCCGCTTCGTGGCTTCGCGACTTCGCGCGATTCGTATGTTCAATTTGAAGCTAACCCCCAGGAAAGGAATGATATGGAACTCTCTAGCAAACTCGAAACCAAGGCCGATCCGCTGGAAGCGTCTTTTGATGCGGTGCTGATTGCCGAGGAAACGGAGCAGTACGGTCAGGCGATTGCGGCGTTGCGCGGTGATGTTGATGGTCTGAAAGGGCAGGTCGATGCGATCGGCAAGGTAGCGGCGCGGCCGGTGCTGGCCGGAAATCTGGATGGCGCGAAGGGGATGGCGTCTTCGCCGGCTGCGCAGGATTTTGTCGCAAAATATCTTCGGCGCGGGGAGCAGGCCGGGGTTGAGTTGAAGAGCTTCTCCGGTGCGTCCGGTCCCGAGGGCGGCTTTGCCGTGCCGCAGGAGATTGATGCGCTGATCGGGGCGACGCTGAAGGATATCTCGCCGATCCGGTCGATCGCGACGGTCGTGCAGACGGGCACCGCCGGCTATCGCAAGCTGGTCACCACCGGCGGTACACCCTCCGGCTGGGTCAGCGAGACCGCTGGCCGTCCGGAAACCGATACGCCGGATTTCAACGAAATCGCGCCGCCCTCCGGCGAGCTTTACGCCAATCCGGCGGCGTCGCAGGCGATGCTGGATGATGCGGCTTTTGATGTGGAGGCCTGGCTGGCGGATGAAATTGCCCGCGAATTTGCCCGGGCGGAGGGGGCGGCCTTTGTCGGCGGTTCCGGTGTCAATCAGCCGCGTGGGTTTCTCAATGCGGCAGTGACCGACGAGAGCGACGATGTCCGGGCGTTCGGCTCGCTGCAATATGTGGCTTCCGGTTCGGCGGGCAGCTTTGCCAGTGAAGATGTGCTGGTCGATCTGGTGCATACGCTGCGACCCGCTTATCGGCAGGGTGCGGCTTTTGTGATGAACAGCTCGACGCTGGCGCAGATCCGCAAGTTCAAGACCGCGGACGGCGCGTTTCTGTGGCAGCCGTCGCTGGCCAGCGGGCAGCCTGCGACCCTGCTCGGCTATCCGGTGGTCGAGGCAGAGGATATGCCCGATATCGCCGCCGACAGCCTGGCGATCGCCTTTGGCAATTTCCGCGCCGGTTATCTGATCGCCGAGCGGCGCGCGACGCATATATTGCGCGACCCGTTTACCAACAAGCCGTTCGTCCATTTCTACGCGACCAAGCGGGTTGGCGGGCAGCTGATGAATTCGGAAGCGATCAAGCTGATGCAGTTCAGCGCTTCCTGAACCCTGGGGTCAGGCCCTACTAAATGAACGGGCGTGGCGTCAAAATGGCAATAATATCGGGCAGAATCTCCCGCCGGGAAGGCTGGTTGCCTTTCCAAGAGAGCTTCTGCCCGAGATTGCAGCCATTTTGCCGTCCGAAGGATTTGACCGATTTGGCTCTGCGCAGCGTCAGAAAAGCTTGCGATAGCGCGACTATCGCCGCGCTTTCCTTCCTTGCGCAAAGCCAAATCGCTTCAAACCACACTCCGCTCATTTAGCAGGACCTGACCCCCTTGCTGCGCTTCGGCGCAGCGCGTCCGTGCCGGTTGCTCCCCCTCTCGATCCGGCACGGGCGCACCTCTTTTGAAAAATCTAGCGAAAGGAGCCCGCAACCGTGAGCTTCCCTATTGGATCCTGGCCGGATTTGCCGACTGCGCTGATCGCAGAGGTCAAGGCCTTTGTCCGGATCGACCATGATGCCGACGATGCCGCGATCGATACGTTCCTGCGCAGCGCCGCTGGCCTGTGCGAGGATTTTACCGGCCTGATGCTGATTACCCGAACGGTGACCGATATCCTGCCAGCGTGGCAGGCGTGGCAAAAGCTGAAGCGGCTGCCGGTGCAGGCGATCGTCTCGGTCGAGGCGGTGGAAGCGGACGGGAGCGCGGCGCTGCTGGCGGTGGAGGATTATGCCGTTGATATCGACAGCGAAGGTCTGGGCTGGGTGCGGATGCGGGAGGAGAGCGACGCTTCGCGGATGCGGGTGGTCTACAGTTGCGGGCTGGCGGAGGGGTGGGACGGGATCCCGGCGGGGCTGCGCCAGGGGATCGTGCGGCTGGCGGGTTATCTTTACGCCAACCGAGACGGGGTTGATGCGATAGGGCCGCCGCGCGCGGTGACCGCATTGTGGCGTCCTTATCGGCGG